TCTGCTGCAATAGCTGGAACTAAGGTATCTCCTGACTTTGGATCGCAGACTATAACGACAACAGGAACATTAGATATTCCTGATAATGCAAGAATAAAATTAGGAACAGGCGATGACCTACAAATTTATCACGATGGAACTTCATCAAGAATAGAAAATGATGAAGGTAATTTAACTATTAAAAGTGATGGTACTCTAGGCTTATACAGTTATACAGGTACAGAAGCAATGGCGAAATTCATTGCAAACGGAGCCGCAGAGCTATATCACAATAATACCAAGCGTCTTGAAACAACAAGTGCTGGTGTTGACATAACAGGTAACGTAGATGTTGATGGCTCTATAACTTGTAACGATCTTATTTCTGCTGGTGCTTTATTACATGAAGGTGACAGCAATACACTTGTTCATTTTGAAAATAATGATGAAATTCATTTAAAAACAAATGGAAGTGTACGAGGTAAATTTACTAATGCTGGAGCACAGATTACTGGTAACTTAGATGTTTCATCTGGTGTTGACGTAACAGGGAATATCACAGCTACTGGAGATGCAACTATTAATGGTGGAGACATAACTATCTTAGGAGCTGCACCAAAACTACACTTAACTGATTCTGGAGATAATCCAGATTTTTATATAGAAAATAATAATGGTCAATTTAGAGTTGTAGATGGTACAACTGCTTCTTCAAGATTTGATATAAATTCTGATGGTCACATTGATGTAACTGGAAATTTAGATGCTCATAGTGGTATTGACGTAACAGGAAATATCACATGTACAGGAACAGTTGACGGCAGAGACATAGCTTCTGATGCAAACTTATTATTGGGAATAACTCAAGCAAACGGAGTATTACATAGTAACGTAACTGCAACTACCGCTAACGCTGGAACTAATAGTACAGCAGTAGCTACAACTGCATTTGTAACTACAGCTATTGCTAACGCTGATGCTTTCCCATCAGGAACAAAGATGTTATTTCAACAGACATCTGCTCCTACAGGTTGGACAAAGGTAACAAGTGGTGTAGATAACAAAGCTCTTAGAGTTGTATCTGGATCTGCTAGTTCTGGTGGTAGCAATGCGTTTAGTAATACTTTTGCATCTAAAGCAATAACTGCTAACTCTGGTAACACAACTGCCGGAGGTAACGTATCAGTAGGAAACACTGCTGCTGGGGGTAATATTTCAGTAGCTAACGCTAATACAGGTGGAAACGTAAACAGCCACACACTGTCTACTAACGAAATGCCTAGTCACAGCCATAGTTATAGTATATACACCCACACACCTAGAGGTGAAAGAGACGGTGATGCACCAACAGTTAGATTTGTTAATAATAACTTAGTTGGCTTTAACACTGGTAACACTGGTGGAAGTGGTGGTCACTCACACGGATTTACTGGTGGAGCACACAACCATAATGCTAACTTCAGTGGTTCAAACCACAACCACAACGCTTCTTTCTCAGGTAGTGCACACAACCACAGTATCTCTGTAACTAACTTAGATATGGGAGTTCAGTATTTAGACGTAATCATTGCAAGTAAAGACTAATGTTTGTTGATACCACCCGTATTTCTGACCCTTACATTTATATTTGGGATAAAGAAATACCACAAAATATGTGTAAAAATATAATTACTAAATTTGAAGAAAACTTAGAAGGTTGTCATCAAGGTATAACTGCTGGAGGAGTCAATTTACAAATAAAAAATAGTAAAGACATCTGCGTTTCAGACACAGAAAAGTGGGCAGATACATGGAAAGAAGAAGATGATTTATTTTTTAATGCAATTAACGATTCAGTCCATGATTATTTTAGTCATCTAAATTTAATTAGTGATTATCGTCATTTTACAACTAATGATAAGTATATATTTCATCCTGTAACTGATGATATTATTGATTCTGGATATCAGATACAAAAAACGGAACCGGGTAAAGGTTATGTTTGGCATGATGATTTTTCATTTAAAAACAATTTAGTTAGAACACTTACATTTATTTTATATCTAAACACTGTTGAAGAAGGCTGGACACAGTTTTACAATGGTGACCAAGTTGCACCTATAGCTGGAAGAGTCGTAATTTTTCCTGCAACTTGGACTTATTTACATCAAGGCTACCCACCCAAACAAACAAAATATATAATGACAGGGTGGTTACATGCCAAACCCGAAGAAACAAATGGCAAAAATTGAACAAGGAAAACTCTGTCCTCTTATAGGAGAAGATTGCAGACAGCTTGAATGTTCGTGGTACACAAAGATAGCTGGTACAAATCCACAAACAGGTGATCCCATTGAAGAATGGGGGTGTGCTGTAGCTTGGATACCTTTTTTACAGGTTGATAACTCTAGAGCGGTAAACCAAACTGGAGCAGCAATAGAATCTTTAAGAAATGAAACTGTAGATAGGATGACACCTTCTATGGAAATACAAAAATTACCAATTAAAATAAATGAAAATTTCAATAATTCGTGAAGATAAAACGGTTGTTAAAGATGGTGTAGGAATTGCAGGATTAACTTTATCTTCAATCCCTGCTGATGTTTGGTCCGTTCAATGGGATAGTGAAACAAATAAAGGCACTGTCGAAAAGAACGACTTATCTATAACAGAGATAACATCATTAGGTGATTATCAATCTTGTGTAACTGAGTGGGACACAAAGAAAACAGAAATAGATGCGGCAGAAGCAGCATTAAGTGCTCCATTAACAGACGCACAAAAATTAGAAGCTTTTAAAGCTGAAAGAACAGGTAGACTAGAAGCAAGTGATTGGACACAGCTATCTGACAATCAATTATCAGATGCAAAAGTAGCAGAGTGGAAAGTCTATAGACAAGCACTAAGAGATTTACCAGCTAATACATCTGACCCAGCAAACCCTACGTTTCCAACGAAACCTAGCTAATGAAAATAATAGATAATTTCTTACCCACCGAAGATTTTATTACTATAAAAAATTATATAGAGGATAAAAAGTTTCCTTGGTATTTTACAAATACTCGGGTATATGAAGGTGATGGTAATTCTAGGTATGTTCATCAGGTATATGATTATATGGATGGAATAGTAACTCCTCTAGGTGAGTCATGGAGTATGTACACAACAGTTTTGAATCAATTACAGGCTTTATGTATAACCAAATGTAAAATTAATTCAGATATTAAATCATCTGAACATCATATTAGAGAAGAAGATTGGCATACTGATATTGCATGGTGTGAAAGCCAACACGCTTACACATGTATTTACTATATAAATACAAACAACGGTTATACAGAATTTAAAACTGGAGAAAAAGTACAATCAATAGAAAATAGATTAGTTTTATTTAGAGCTAATTTATTACATAGAGGTATAACCCAAACTGATACGACTAGAAGAATACTAATTAATTATAATATTATGTACGATGGAGATACCAACTCTTAAATTACCTCCAGTAGAAACTATAGAAACTATTTCTATACCTTTACCAACAGCAGATGTGCCTTCTTACATTCCTCTGGTTGTACCTCCTAGTGATTTACAAGCGGAAGAAGAACCTGAAGGAACTGCTTCTGAAGAGCCGGAGTCTCCCGGAATGAGAAAGGTAGATATACCTTTTACAAATAAACAAATGCCGGTACCTGAGACTGAGATCTTAGTAACGGCTACCACAACTGCGGTTGTGTCAGTAGCAGCTACACTTACAGCTACAGCAGCTTTTAAATATGTTGTAACTGCTATGAAACCAATACTTAAAACTACATGGAAGAAGATAAGTCAGTCAAAGAAAAAAGTTTCTTAGGCAAAGTAAAAGATATAGCCGAAGACAAAGAACATCAAATAGAATTTCTGGGAACAGTAGTTAGATTAGGCGTAGTTGTCTGGTCTGGCTTTATTATTACTATGAACTATGTTGACATTCCTATGGTAAAGAAATCTGGCAACTCGGATATCACTTTCGTCGCCAGCGTATTTACTGGCGCACTCGCAACCTTCGGGCTTACGACTGGAAAAAACGGCAATGGTAAAACACCAACAAATTGCCCAATGATGAAAAAAGACAAACCAAAAGTATGAAAAAATTAATTCTGCTTTTAGCTCTGTTATCACCCAGCATAGCAAGAGCAAACACAGTTACGCCACAATTTACTACAGGTTCGATGAACTCAACGACT